CAGGGCCGCGTCGTCGAAGCCTGCGGCGGTCTCGTCGTCGGTCTGGAGACCGTCCGGAGAGAGCACCTGCCGCACGTCGGCCGGTGTGCTGTACGACATGCCGCTCTCCTCGGGTCAGTTCTGCTTGCGGGTGGCCGGGCGCGGTGCGGGCGCGGCCTTCTTGGGTGCGGGAGCCGGGGCCTGCTTCTCCTCGGCCTTCTTCTCGGTCTTCGCCGGGGGGTCGACGGACACGGCCGCGCCGATCGAGATCAGGTACTCGGCCCGGTCCTTGCGCACGTCGTGCTCCTCGTGGAGCCCGCCGCGCTTGTCGTCTCCGAGGTTGGCCGAAGCCACCGTCAGCCGGATCTTCATTGCGTTTACACCCTCTTCGTGACGAAGGGGGCCGCCCCGTGTTCCGGAGCGGCCCCCGCCGGGTTGCCGGGATCGTGCGATCAGAAGTTCGCGATCGAGCTGGACCCGCCGTTGACGCCGGTGATGACGAGACCCGCCTTGGGCTGGTCGATGAAGACCGCGCTCATGCGGGTGACGTCGGTACGCCACGTCTCGGTGGGCTTGTGCTCGTACAGCGGCGTGGCGCCAAGGGCGCGCTCGTCGCTGATGCCGCCGACCGTCTTGGACTCCAGCAGGATCGCCTTGTCCGGGTCGAGCCTCCACGAGCGGACGATGTTCAGGTTGAACGCCTTCATGAACAGCTCGGTGGCCGAACCGGTCACGAGCGGCTGCTGAGTGGCGGCCGAACCGACCCCGAGCACCTTCGCGATGTCCGCGTTCAGCAGCATCAGGGAGGCCACACGGTCGTTGATGACGATCGTGTCGGGGTTGAAGTGGAACTTCTGCTCGCCGGTGCCGTCCGTGGTGTCCGCGTCGGCGTTCTGGATGTTGTAGATCGCCTTCGCGAGGTCCGCGTAGATGCCGTTACCGGCGGTCGACGCTGCGGTGTTGACCCACGAGTTGGACGACGTGTACGTCCCGAGCGCCGCGAGCAGCGCGGTCAGGAACACGTCCTCGTAGGTCTTGGCGAAGCTGTTCTTCAGCTTCACCATGTCCTGCTGGACCTTGTCGAAGTTGTTGCGGTCGATGGACTCCTGCGAGATCCGGAACCCGAGCGCCTTCTTCACGCTCTTCGCGACCTTCGGCGTGCCGACCTGCGTGGTGGTCAGCGGGATCTCGCCGAACTCCTCCACGTTCATCGGGCCGTCGTCGGCGTACAGCGGCTCACTCTCGGAGAAGATGAGCGAACCGCCGGGGATCGGCGGGCCCTGCCGCAGCAGCTTGTCGACCATGAAGCCCTGGCCGACCATGCTGATGATGCGCTTCGGCACGAGGGCCGGGCTCTTGACGAGCTGGTTGACAGTCAGCCGGGGGCCGTCGTCGCTCGCCGTGATGCGGTACGTCATGTCTCAGATCCTCCCTGTCCGCTCAGTAGATCCGAGCCAGACCGACACCACCGGCGGAGACACCGCCGGGCTCGGCGCATTCGCCGACGATCTTCTCTGCGCCGTCCGTGCCGGACACCCACGGGGTGACGCCACCGGTGACGCCGTCGCTCGCCGCCGGAGTGACGACGGCCGCCTTCAGCTTCGCGCCCACGGTGGTCGCGCCGACGAAGTGCATCTTGAAGTACCCGCGCTCGGCCGCGACCTGAGCCGGGGGACCGGACGCGTCGAGCAGGAAGTCACCCTCTCCGGTGGTGGACTCCGGGTCGTACGTACCGCGCGCGTTCTTGGTGGCGACGCCCACGACGGTGCCGGAACCCGCGCTCGCGGGCTGGATCACGCCACCGGTGACGACCTCCACGAGGTCACCGCCCACGACCGCCTTGTCCGACTTCACCGTGTAGGTGATCGGGGCGTCGACCGTGAAGCGGGGGGAAACTCCGCTCATGTCTCTTCTCTCCTAGCTCGCTGCTTCGCCGGTCGCCCGGTCAGCTCTGGTTTCCGCCGGTCGGGAACATCTTCTCCCACATCTGGAGAGCGTCCGAGTCCTCGTCCTTGGCGCCGTCGCCGGACTCCTGCGAGAAGTCGAGCGAGTGGCCGCGCTCCTGCGCGAGTGCGATGTAGCCGGACGCGGAGTCGAGAAGCTGACGCACGATGTGGGCCGCGTCGACCTTCTGGTCTCCGTCGACACCGTTCGAGAGGTCGATGGTGAAGCCGTCCGGGGCTTCGAGCACCGGCCGGGCCAGCTCCACGAGGGCCGGGGGAACGCCACGGCGGACGTAGTCGCGCTTGTCGGCTTCGAACTTCTGCTTGGCGTTGTCGGCCTTCAGCTTCGCGATCTCGGCGTTGGCGAGTTCGATCGCCGTACCGCCGGAGTTCGAGAGGGAGGCTCCGGCACCGGCGGGCTCGCGGTCTCCCGCGCCCTCGTTCCCGTTGCCCTCGTCGCCTTCGCCCTCGTCCTCGTCGCCGTCGCCCTCGTCGTCCACTTCGGTGTCGTCGAGGTCCAGTTCGGCCAGAAGGGCTTCGTACTCCTCGCGGGTGAGACCGTCGATCAGGTCGTCGCCGCTCTGCTTTCCTGCCACGGTCTCTTCTCCCTCGTAGGCAGACTGAGTGAGGTCCACGACCTCGTCCCCGGAATCGTAGCCGCTCAGCGCGACTTCGGTCCAAGCACCGAGCCCGGGAATGCGGGGGTCGAGAGTCATCAGCACGTGCTGCATGGCGCGAGGGAAGGTCTTGCCGTCGCTCCGGGCGTAGCCCTCCACGATCCGGGCGGAGACTCCGAGCTTCGGATTCTCCTTCACCATCTTGGCCGCGTCGGCGCTCAGCTCGAACGTGCCGTAAAGGCCGTCCTCCGCCACCTCTACGCCCTTGACCTCTCCCCGGAAGCGGGACGGGTCCATGGTGTGCGCGTTGTCCTTGTCCGCGAGCATCGCGGCCACCTGGTCGTAGGCACCCGCGTGGAAGGACTGCGCGAGGTCGGTCAGATACGCCTCGTCGAAGGTGATCTTCCGGCCCTTGTAGTCGATGGACCCCTTGGGGAGGATCTTCTTCCTGAAGAGGGTCTGGGACAGCTCCACGACGTCCCCGGAATCGGTGGGCGTCAGCAGGACGTCGGCCATGGTCGGCACTCCTTCGGTCTGTGGCAGCAGGATAACGGATCAGCCGCGAAGCCTCGTCTACGACTACGAAGCCAAAAGAACACCCTAGTTACACGTAAGTTACACCTATAGTTACAAGATCAATTATGATGTTTTTCCACGTCAAGGGCCCTTTTCGTGTCCGAGGTTACACATAACAGTGATCGTTTTGATGTCACACGCCCGCAGGCGGGTGATCCGGTCTCCTATGGCCCCCTCGTTTCGCTGGAGCCGTAACTTTCAGTTCGATCTTCATCGTCGCAGGTCAGAGGGTGTTTCCGAAGTTACAGTGGGGTGTTCCCGTAGGTGTAACTTGGGCCTAGCCTTGCTCTTCAGCTATGCTGTTCCACATGGCTACAGCACAGAGCGTCAAGGACTTCCTTCTCCTCCGTACGGTCGCGGACCGTAACGCGGTGATCCCCATGGACGAGTTCCGCCGCGAGTGCCGCAAGTGGTGTTTCGAGCAGGGCTACAACCCGCCGACCGGCCGTCTGATCACGCGCGTCATGCGTGAGTACGGGTACGACCCGACCGGCGCCCGGTACGAGTGGTACTACGGCGGGGTGCGCTGGTACGTCGAAGGTGAGAAGAAGGGGGTTGTGGAGTAGCAAGGCAGCGTGGTACTGTTTACACATCAGCAAGGGGAACAGAGCCCCGAGCGAGACGAGAGGCCGATCATGGCGAACCTGAAGTTCCTCACCGTGCACACCGCGAACGGCGACTTCCACACGCTGCGCACCCTCACCGAGGACGGGCTGACGGTCCTCGCGGACTACAACCTCTACCCCGTGCGGCCCGCGCCCGAGTACCTGAAGTGGGTGGGCCCCGCGTACATGGACAACCTCGGCCGCTCGGCCTGGCGTCTCGGCCGCAACGTCGCGGGCACGCTGGTGGCCTGGAAGTCGATCAAGACCTCTCGTCGCTTCGGCCGCGAGTCGTACAGGATGCGCTCGGTCCCGGGCGGCTACAAGGGCGACTTCGTCACCTCGTGGTCCCGCGCGATCAACGGCAAGACCTACAGCTTCTCGCGGATCTTCTGGAACGCGGGCAAGGAAGGCTGCACCCTCCGCGTCTACGCGGGCCAGTCCACGAAGGTGCTGCACGAGTGGCACGTCAAGGGCCCCGTGTCCATGAAGGGCAAGAAGAGCGCCTGAGCGCCCCCAGGAAGGCCGAACGGCCCCCCGCCGGTCCACAGAGACCAGTGAGGGGCCGTTCGCCTGTCCTAGCCCTGCTGGGGCTTCTTGTTGGCCGCGAGCCCGAGCTTGGCCCGGATGCGCCGCGCGAGGTCCCGGCGCTGCCCGCCCGTGAGCTTCTTCGGGGTGGCGCCCTTCGGAGGGGCACCGTTTACACGCGGGCTGGCCTTGTGGGTCAGCTCCCACCCCATGTCGTCCTGACGGCCGCGAGCGGCCTTCTCAGCGGCGAGCTGGTCGGCCACGGTGGGCTTTGCCAGGACGCCCTTCGTGCCGTCTCCTGACGGGCCCTGGGGCTTGCTGAGTGCCATGCTGCCCACCTCCTAGATGGTGTTCTTCGGGTGCGTCGCACCGGTGCTGACAACCTCGGTGGTGATCCGGCGCTGACCGCCGATCATCTCGTCCTTGATCACGCGGTAGGTGCAGCCGCGCGGAAGCAGGATCTCCTGCTCGGACGTCGAGCACGACACCACCTTGTTGTGGTTCACGTCGATCGCCTTCGTCCCCTTCGGGATGCGCACCTCCATGACCACCTTGCCCGACCACGCGGACGTGGACTTCGACGTCGAGCCGTACCCGTAGTCGGTGTACTCGTCGCCCTCGGTCATGGGCGGCGGGAACGCCGGGAACTGGCCGTTCGTCTTCATCTTCCGGATCGTCACCGTGTCTTCCTTCAGACCCGGCGCGTCCGCGAAAGCCTCGTCCATCAGCTTGATGCGCTTCGTGATCGCATCGGTCTGCGCGGACTGGCCACGGAGCTGAGCGTTGATCGGGGTGTACGAGTACGAGCCCTCGCCCGTGTACCCGAGCAGCGCGCCCACGGTGTGCGCCGGAGGCTTCCACCCGCCGGTGACGTCCGTCGAGCCGTCCGGGTGGTGGTACCCGGCCGCCTTCGCCTCGTCGAAGAACGCGGACGAGAGCTGAGGAACCGGAGTCGATGGCTGCATGGAGTTGTAGAGGTCGACCTCAACAGAGTTCGGGTCGAACTTCTTGCCGTGCTTCTTCTCGAAGTCGGCGAGCGCCTTCTGAACGGCCTTCGCCTTCGCCGTGTCCTGCTCGGGCGAAGTCGTCGGCTTGTTCATCAGAGCCATGACGGTGTTGCCGTCCTTGAACATGCCCGGACCGGGAAGAGTCACGGACCAATCCGGCTCTTTCGGCTCGGGCGCGTTGATGGAAGGCTTCTCCGGCGCCGCAGCGGTCTTCTTGGCCGGGACAGTCTTCTTCGCGGCCACGGTCTTCTTGGACGCGCCGCCCCAACCCATCTTCTTGAAGAGCTGAGCCGTCTTGTCCTTCATCGCCGCGTCCGTGACGCCGTCGTCCGCGAGCGCCTTCTTCATCGTCGCGAGCTTCTTCAGGTTCGCGGGAGTCGGCTTCACCTTTGCCTTGGCGGCGGCGTGAAGGTAGTCATCCCACTGACCGTAAGTGCCCGGGTCCATGAAGTCGTGCTCTTCGAGAATCCCGTCGATGTTGTCGGCGAGACCTTCGAGCTGATTCGCGGCCGTCATGCCAGGGCCAAGACCGGAACTCGAAGCCGGGGGCTCAGCAGCCTTAGCGGCGGCCTTCGCCTTCTCGGCTTCCTGCGTCTTCGCGATGGACTTCTTCATGTGCTTGGTCGCAGCGTCGAAGTGCATCGCCTGATCGCCGGTCTGCCCGAGATCCTGGAACGCCTTGCCCGCCTTCTGGTGCGCGAGCGCAGCGGCCTTGTGCGCATCCGCCGTGTCCGCCGCGTTCGCGGTAACAGTCTGGTGGAACGCCTCTTCCCCGAGCTTGTTCGCGTCGGCCATCTTCTGCTTGTGCTCGATAGCCTTCTTCGCGAATTCGGCCGCGTTCTTTTCGGCCTCCGCCTTCTTCGCCTTGATCTGCGGAGTGACGGTAAGACCGTTGTCGGTCATGTGCTTCTCAAGTTCGCCGTACTTGTCGGCGGCGTACTTGTACTGCTGCGCCTTCGCCTTCATCGCCGGAGTGTTGTTGTCCGGCTTCGCGTCGGCTTCGTTGTGGAGCTTCGTCGCGTCGGTCAGAAGGTCGAGCGCCTTCGACTGAGCGGCCTTCTTCTTCTCCGCCGCGTCCGCGAGAGCCTTTTCGGCCTTCGCCTTCTCGTCGGCCGCCTTCGCCTTCTGCTCGGCCTCGTACTTCGCCTTCGCGTCCTGCGTGGCCTTCTCGGCGCTCTTCAACTGCTGCGCCTTCTTCGCCCACGCCTGAGCGTTCGCCTTGTGGCTCTGCGCCGCCTGCTCGTTGCCCACCTTCTTGTGCGCCACGAACGCGTCGGCGTGCTTCTTCGCCGCCACCTGAGCGTCGGCCACCGACTTCGTCTTGTTGGCGGTGGCGGAAGCAGCGTTGGCCGCGTCGCTCTTCTCCTTGGCCTGAGCGGCGGAAGGAGTGGCGGGCTTCAGCGCGTCGCCCTTCGGCGCCTGCTTGTTGGCCGCGAGCTTGTAGCCGGACTGCTCCGGCTTGGCCGAACCGATGGACTTCGTGTGCGCGGCCTTCAGCTTGGCCGGGTTGTTCTGGCCGCCGTGCCGGTCCGGGACGAAGACCTTGCCCTTGCCACTCGGGTGGTTCTCGAAGTGGCCGTGTGTGATGCCGCCCGACTTGTGGCCGTGCTGCTTCGCGAGACCGCCGCCGAACTTCCCGCGCGACGGGATGGCCGGGTTGATGAGAATCCAGTTGTGCTTGTACCGGAACGCCAGGTGACCCTTCGGGCTGTTGCCCGCAAGGTCGATGACGTTTACACCCCACGGCACGTTCGCGAGCGCGGTCGCGCGCTCGGCCGCGTTCTTGTAGCTCCGGCGCTTCACCTTCGGAGCGGGCTTGGCCGTCGCCGCCTTCTTCGCGGTCGTCGCGGCCTTCTTCGCCACCGTGGCCGCAGGAGTCTTCGGCGCCGTCACCTTCTGCCCGGCGACGTCCACCTTCCGGTTCGCGTCGGCCTGCTTCTTGTTCTGCGCCTCCACGTACGCCACCACGCGCTGCTGCTGCGGGGTGAGCGCACGACCGGCCTTCAGGTCGGCCTGAGCCTGCTTGTAGGCCGCCGCGATCTGCCGCTGACGCTCCTTCTCCTTGGCCGCCTTCTCCCGCTCGGCCTTGTGCGCGGCCGTCGCCTTCACAGACGCCTCGTGCTTCGCCTGAGCGGCCTCGTGCGCCTTCGCCGACTTCTCCTTGTTGGCCGCCTGCCGGGCGAGCGCCGCCTTGTGCTTGGCCGCCGCCTTCGCCTTCGCTGCTGCGGCCTTCTTCGGCGCCGCGAGTTCCTTCGCCCCCGCGATGGCCCGCTGCTCGGCCGCCGTCTTGCCTCCGGCCGCCGCGTGCTTCTTCTCGTCCTCGATCAGCCACTTCGGCTTCTGCGCAGGACCCACCGGCTTGCCGGACGAGTTGACGGGAATCCACCCGTGCTTCCACCCGGTGGCGCCTGGCGGAAGAGAAGGCTCACCGAACTTCGCCGACTGCTCATCCCCCTTCGCGGGCTTCGCCGACTTCTTGGCCTTGTTGGCAAGCTCGATCGCCTTGCCCTTCAGGCGCCCGAACGCGGACTCGCGCGGCGAGTCGTCGTAGCCCTCGCCCATCGGGAACCGGAAGACCTGATCCCCGCGCTTCACGATCAGGTTCGAGAGCGTGACCGGCGTGATCGGGACCGGGTCGGGGAGCTTCGAGCCCTCCGGCATGAACGCGAGGGTGATGTGCGGGACGTAGCCCGTGGTGGACACGTTCAGCGACCGGAACTGAGACGCGAGGTCGTTTACACCCGGCACACTGACGGGGCACCAGACCGGCATCTTCGAGCCGTCGTCCTTCGGGGGGAACGTGCCGAGACCGCCGACCGTGCCGGAGAGAGGGCGCCGGTGCGAAGCGTCGTAGGCGTACGCGATGGCCCGAGCAAGGGTCTTGTCGTCCACGTCCTCACCGAGGAACGCGAGCGTGATGTGCATGTCGTCGGCCGGAGTACCGCCGTCGAGCGGCGCGATGGTCCCGGCCGGGACTTCCAGCGCCACCATGCCCATGCGGGGCGTCACGTCGGCCGCGCTGTTCGCGAGGTCAAAAGGGTTCGAGAGGCTGGCCCCCTTGTTCGGGGTGGCGCGGGCCTTCGCCTTCGCGGCCTCCCACTCAGCGACCGCCTTCGCCGCAGCGGCGCGCACCTCGGGCGAGACGTTGCCCTTGCCCTCAGCCCAGTTCTTGA